GAGGGGCTTAAGTACCAGCCTATCGGGATATCGCCGGATCAGGCGCAGTTTCTGGAGACGAGGAAGTTCCAGCTGAACGAGATCGCCCGGATCTTCCGGGTGCCGCCCCATATGGTGGGGGATCTGGAAAAGTCGTCCTTTTCCAATATCGAGCAGCAGTCTTTGGAATTTGTGAAATATACCCTGGAGCCCTGGCTGATGCGCTGGGAGCAGGCCATGGGGCGGCGGCTGTTTACGGAGGGCGAGAAGGAGTCCTATTTTATCCGCTTCAATGTGGAGGGGCTTTTGCGGGGCGATTATGAGAGCCGCATGAACGGGTACGCGGTGGCAAGGCAGAATGGCTGGATGAGCGCGAATGATATCCGGGAGCTGGAGAACCTTGACCGTATCCCGGCGGAGCTTGGGGGCGACCTGTATCTGGTGAACGGCTCCATGACGAAGCTGGCGGATGCCGGGGCTTTTGCAGGAAATTCCGGTGGGGATGCCGGGGCGGCGGACAGCACGGTGGGAAATGCCGGGAACCGGAGAAATGGAGGGAAAGGATAATGAATAGGTTCTGGAACTGGGTGCGGGATGAGGATGGCCGCACCCTTTATCTGAATGGGACGATTGCGGAGGAGAGCTGGTTCGAGGATGAGGTTACCCCTGCGGCCTTTAAGGCGGAGCTGATGGCCGGGGAGGGGGATATCACGGTCTGGATCAATTCTCCGGGCGGGGACTGCATTGCGGCCTCGCAGATCTACTGTATGCTGATGGACTACCGGGGCGCGGTGACGGTGAAGATAGACGGCATTGCCGCCAGCGCGGCCAGCGTGGTGGCAATGGCCGGGACTACGGTGCTGATGGCTCCTACTGCTTTGATGATGGTGCATAACCCGCTCACGGTGGCTATCGGGGATTCGGAGGAGATGAAGAAGGCGGTGGCTCTTTTGGATGAGGTGAAGGAGTCCATTATCAACGCTTACGAGATCAAGACGGGGCTTTCGCGGGCGCGGCTGTCCCATCTGATGGACGCGGAGACCTGGCTGTCCGCCCATAAGGCGGTGGAGCTGGGGTTTGCGGACGGCCTGCTGTTCGGGGAGCGGGCGGAGGTGCCGGAAGGAGCGGCGGATTTTGTGTTCTCCCGGAGGGCGGTCACGAACAGCCTTTTGGAGAAACTGCCCCGAAGGGCGGAGAAACGGATACCGGCGGGGCCGCTGTATGGGCGGCTGGATCTGCTGAAAATGTGAGATAGGAGGGTTTTTGGAATGGATAAGATTTTAGAGCTGCGGGAGAAAAGGGCGAAGGCGTGGGAGGCGGCCAAGGCGTTCCTGGATGCGAAGCGCGGGGCGGACGGGCTGTTGGCTGCGGAGGACGTGGCGGCCTATGAGAAGATGGAGGCGGATGTGGTGAATCTGGGAAAGGAGATCGACCGGCTGGAACGGCAGGCGGCTTTGGACGCGGAGATGGATAAGCCGCTGAACAGGCCGCTTTCTGGGAAGCCGGGGACTGCCGGTTCCGGTGAGGAAAAAACGGGGCGGGCTTCGGCAGAATACAGGAGGTCTTTCTGGAATGCCATGCGCAGCAAGCTGCCGTCCCATGGGGTGATGGATGCCCTGCAGGTGGGGACGGATTCCGAGGGCGGGTATCTGGTGCCGGATGAATTTGAGCGTACTCTGGTGGAGGCGTTGGAGGAGCAGAATATCTTCCGGGTGCTCGCCCATGTGATCCAGACCAGCTCCGGCGACCGGAAGATCCCGGTGGTGGCCTCCAAGGGGACGGCCTCCTGGGTGGATGAGGAGGGCGCGATCCCGGAGAGCGATGACAGCTTCGGGCAGGTCTCTATCGGGGCGTATAAGCTGGGGACGATGATCAAGGTGTCGGAGGAACTGCTGAACGACAGCGTGTTCGATCTGGAATCCTATATTTCCCGTGAGTTTGCCAGGCGGATCGGGAATAAGGAGGAGGAAGCGTTCTTTACCGGGGACGGGAAAGGGAAGCCCCTGGGGGTGCTGGCGGATACGGGCGGCGCGGAGGTCGGCGTTACGGCTGCGGCTGCCGGGGCGTTTACGGCGGATGAGGTGTTTGACCTTTTCTACTCGCTGAAAGCCCCTTACCGGAAAAGCGCGGTGTTCCTGATGAATGATGCGTCGGTGAAGGCGCTGCGGAAGTTGAAGGACAGCAACGGGCAGTATTTATGGCAGCCCTCCCTTACGGCGGCCACGCCGGATACGCTGATGGGGAGGCCGGTGTATACTTCAGCTTTCATGCCTGGTCTGGCGGCGGGGGCGAAGTCGATCCTGTTTGGCGACCTTTCTTATTATTGGGTGGCCGACCGGCAGGGGCGGTCTTTCCGGAGGCTGGGGGAATTGTACGCGCCTACGGGGCAGGTGGGGTTTCTCGCTACCCAGAGGGTGGACGGGAAACTGGTGCTGGCGGAGGCGGTGAAGGTGCTGCAGCAGAAGGTCGGTTCCGGCTCCTGATCGGCTGGCCGGTAGAAATGGATATGTGGCGTATGTGGATGCTGCTCTTGGGTGCGGTATTTTTTTATGGGATTTTGGCGGAGGGCTGTGGGGCGGATTTTGTTGCGGGCGGCCTTTCTACAGTATATGGGCGGTCTGTTTTTTACAGGCCGTCTTTTGGAAATGGGGTGGTGGGATGCTGGTTACATTGCCGGAGGCGAAGGAATACCTGCGGGTGGATGCGGAGGACGAGGACGCATTGATCTTGGGCTTTATCGGCGCGGCACAGGAAATCTGCATGGATGTGGCGCGGGTATCGGAGGAATCCGACCTTGCGGATGACCTGAAAAATGCCAGAGCGGCGGTTCTGTATACGGTGGCCTATCTGTATGAGCATAGGGAGGAGGCCGACCATAGGGGGCTGATGCTTACGCTGCGGGCTCTGCTCTTTGGCGTGCGGAGGGAGGGGTTCTGATGGAGATAGCGGCTCTCCGGGTTAAAATTATGTTTCAACGGCAGGAGGCCGTGGCGGATGGGGTTGGGAACCATACGAACCGCTGGGAGGACTATTTTGCCTGCCGCGCCACGGTGGGCGGCGAGGGCGGGACGGAGAAGGCTGTGGCGGGGACTACGGTGGAGGATGCGGATATCTCTTTCACGGTGCGTTTCTGCAGGACAGCGGAGGCGGTATCCAGCAGCGGGTTCCGCATTGTGTTCCGGGAGGAACTGTATGATATCCTGGCGGTTGACCATCTGAATTATAAGAAAAGGGCATTGAAATTCCGGTGCCGGAAAGTGAGGCGGTAGGCATGGCGGAGCGGGTGTCCGTGGGGGAGATGGCTTCGGCTATCATGGAGTCCTTGGAGGAATACGCCGACCTTGCCACGGAGGATTTGAAGAAGGCGGTGAGAAGCGCCGGGAATGCGGTGAAAAAGGAGATTCGGGAAAACGCGCCGGAACGGACGGGGGCTTATAGGAAAAGCTGGGCGGTGAAGGTTTCCAGGGAGACTTCCAATTCGTTGGAGGTTACGGTGTATTCCCGGAACCGGCACTGGCTGGCGCACCTGCTGGAATTTGGCCACGCCAAAAGGGGCGGAGGCAGGGTGGCCGGGAGGGCGCATATCGCCCCGGCGGAGGATGTGGGCATTAAGAAGCTGGAAGCGGAGATAGAAAGGAGCCTGGGGGATGGATAGTCTGGTGAGGATGATAGAGGAATTGGGGCTGCCCTTTGCGTATGACCACTTCGCGGAGGGGGAGTCGCCGGAGCCGCCCTTTGTGTGCTACCTGCTGCCGGGGAGCCGCAATTTTGCCGCTGATGGGCGGGTGTATCATAAGGGCAGCGAGGTGCGGCTGGAAGTCTATACCGACAGAAAGGATTTAGGCTTGGAGGCGCGGGTGGAGGCCGTGCTGGACGGGCATGGGGTTTTCTACAATAAGTCGGAGGTATGGATCGAGGGCGAGAGGCTTTATGAGGTCTTATACAGTTTTGGATGGGAGGCTGGTTGATATGGCGAATAAAAAGAACAAGGTGAAATTCAATCTGAAAAATGCGCATTATGCGATGCTGTCCGTTTCGGAGACGGGCGAGATATCCTATGGGAAGCCGGTTTCCATGCCCGGTTCCGTTTCCATTTCTCTGGATGCCAATGGGGAGCCGGAGAACTTCTATGCGGACGGGGTGGCGTATTATGTGATCAATAACAATATGGGATATGACGGGGATCTGGAGCTGGCCATGATACCGGAGTCTTTCCGGACGGATGCGCTGGGGGAGAAGCTGGATGATAAGGGCGTGCTGATCGAGAATGCGGAGGTGGAGCTTTCCTCCTTTGCGCTGCTGTTTGAGTTTGACGGCGACCAGCGGCATATCCGGCATGTGCTGTATAACTGCTCGGCTTCCAGGCCGGGCATTGAGGGGAAGACCAATGAGGAGAGCCGGGAGGTGCAGACGGAGACGCTTACGATTAAGGCAACGCCGCTGCCGGGCGGCATGGTGAAGGCGAAGACGGGGGATACCACGGATGCGGCGGTCTATGAGGGCTGGTATTCGGCGGTGTATATGCCTGCGGCTGCGCCGGAAAATGGGAATGAAAGCGGGGAGGA